ACAAAATCCCAGGTTTGAACATTTTTTATTTGATGATAATGATTGTCGTGGATTTATACAAACAAATTTTGAAGCTTATGTGTTAGATGCGTATGATCGGTTAATACCAGGAGCATATAAAGCAGACTTATGGAGATTATGTGTTCTTTATAAGAATGGTGGAATTTATATAGATATTAAATTAAACTGTGTAAATGGATTTAAGTTAATAGAACTGACTGAAAAAGAACATTATGTTCTAGATAGATTACCACCATTGTCAATTTATAACGCATTTATGGTATGTAAAGCTGGCAATCCATTTTTATGGAAAGCAATTTGTAGGATTGTTATGAATGTTCAAAATAAATTTTATGGTAGTTCGCCTTTAAGTCCCACTGGACCTAAGTTATTAGGCGATATTATTTTAAGAAATAATATTAAACTTAACATTGATTTAATCCATCATGAACACGGTGGATATATAACATATAAAAATTATTTTGTAATATCTACAGAATATCCTGAATACAATTCTGAACGCGCATCAGCATATAATAGCATCAACTCTAATATTAAAAGATATGACCAAATGTGGAAAGAACGACGAATTTATAAATAAATTTGTCTTTGTTTCCATAGTTCACCGTAGTGTTTTTTTTCTGAATATTTACTTCTCTCATTATGGTATCCTGAATAACATTTAATAATATCCATACCATTATATGAAATAAATTTTTTACTATCTTCTGTTCCAGAGTTTCTTAATCCGTGTTTCATATCTAATGCCATTTTTTCTTGGTGTGTAAAATACTTACTCAATAGCTTTGGACCCGTTGGTTCTAAAAATGAATTACCATAAAATTTATTTTTTACATTTTCTACAATTTGATTTATTGTTTTTAATAGTTTTTCATTTCCTGCTTTACAAACCATAAATGCGTTATATATTCCATCATTATCACAATCTAACACAAAATGTTCTTTAGTTAAAAGATTGACAAATTTAAAGTTATTATCTGATACATATTTAATATCTATATAAATTCCACCATATTTATATAAAATACAATATCTCCACAAATCTGCTTTATATGCGCCGGGTATTAATTGGTCATAAGCATTTAAAACTTGTGTATCAAAATTTTTGCTTATAAATAATCTACAATCACTATCACTGAACAAATAATAATTAAAACGTGGATTCTGTCTTTTAATTGTTTTTATTGCGTTAAACATTTGTAGTGGTAATTTATGTGTTTGCCAAGTTTGAAAAATATTTGCTGGAATTTGTATATCTAATGACATTATAATATATAATACACAAAATATAATATTGTATATTACACAAAACTTTTACTAATATTCATTTAATAAAATTTAAAGGTTATTTGTTATTATATTATAATACAATGTCGCAAGATACTAACACTAACAATCTTATAGAAGAGAATCAAGGATTACACAGAATGTTGTCCGAGAAAGATTATCAGCTTATTAATATTAATAGTAAGTTGCTTAATATGGAAGATCAGATGAAAAAATTAATTGAACAGAATAACAATATGGAATCGCAAATGTCCCGACTAATGTCATATTTGGTATCGTTTGCTGTAGATGTTAAAGACGACTTGCGTCATATAAGATACAAGTAAACTATTGAATATTATATTGAAGTCCTTCCGTGAAAACGGTATTGTAGTAAAAAAAGAACTGGAAGTATAATATTAATTAGTTCTAATAAAATGTAAATATTTGGTAATTATAGTAGTTTTAATTTACTTCCAATGTCTTTGAAATAAGAGCCATTATATGTTGTGCCTTTAGTGAGTGCTTTTGTTAATGTCTTGTCGCTCATTTGTAATTGTTTAATACAATCATATTTACAAATGAACTCCCTAATTAAATTATTACTTGCGTCATATTGTCCGATGCCATTTTTATATAATATTGGTTCGGTGTGTTTTTGAATAAAAATTTGTGTTAAGAGCTACAATCTAAATAAATATGATTTGGTTGTATTTTTTCTATAATTTCTATAAATATATCACTACTAAGAATAATGCCTCTATTACCGTTTTTATATTCATTAAATGATAGATTTTCATTTTCATTTGTCTTATAAAAATAATCTTCAGTTATTTTTTCAGACAACCACTTTTCAGCTTCTGTAATGGCCTCCCTTTCAGTTTTTTCTATTTCAAAATTTAATGTTTGTTTTATATTACCATATCTTGAAATATTAAATGTAACTGTTTTTACATATTTATTTATATTATCAATTACTGTGTCATATATATAATTAAATATAACATCATTTCCAATAAGACATTCTCCATATTTTTCACGAACCTTTATTTTTAATAACATTATTTGTTCATTAATATCATACTCTTCTGGTAAAACCATTTTTAAATTTAATTTTTTATCTAAATGTATTTTTTCAAATACTAAATGAGGCTTATCCCTTGATATAACCAAGGATACATATTTTGGTAAAGTAGGATCACTTTTTTCAGGATAAATATCATTTTCTAAATCATCAACTATCTTATTTGCTTGTGCTAGTTTTTCTTGTATGGATATACTACTTGACTTACAACCAATCCATATTTTGGCTAATTTGGGGTGTTTTTCAATCTTAAAATATTCTCTCAATCTCTTTTTTTCTTTATCAGCATAATCTTTATAATATACTACATATTTGCGCATCATAGCTTGTGTAATTTCTTCAGGTAAATCTTTCGCATTGTATTTTCTTTCTCTCTTTGTCCCTTCTTTAATACCCTTCGTATTTTGTTCTTGTTCTTCTCTCGTTGCTATTCGTAAATTAGCCATAGTATTATTTAATGGATTTTGGTCAATATGATCAACACTAATATTTTTAGTTCCTTTACCATTTCCATAACAACCAGTAATTATTTGATGGATATATAAATTATTACTTCCCATTATATAACCATTTTGTAATTTAAACCATGTAATTTTTTTGTCATCATTATTTTGACTTTCATAATCTGTTATTTTTTGATAACTTTCAGAACATAATTTAATAATAGTGTTAGTTTCACAATACATTAACCAATATTCTTTTAAATTTTCTTTAATTTTCCACATAGGATTTTTGATAACATAAGCATCCTTACCTATTTCTATATAATGACCAAGAGTATACTCTAATATTTCATTTTTATCAACTACCTGTTTATGATAATTATGATAAATTGTTATATTTTCACGTCTTAAATCAAAAGAATTATTATTTTTAAATACATATTCAATATTTGAACTATCATATTTAAAGATATGTTCTAAATAGGAAATCTTTTGATTATGACGCAAATAATAAGGATAAGTTTTTTCTTCTGGATCATAGTAAATAAAGTTCTTTTCAAAATTTATAATTGAAAATAAATCTGAAAAATCCATAAGCACATATTTGTCATTAAATCTAATAATGCCACAATTTAAATGTGGCTCAAAATCATATGATAATTTGTAATTCATATTGTATATTATATAATACGAATATCTTTAAGTTGTTTTTAAATGAAATATTATATTTCATTTCACTTAATTTGAGTAAGCTAACCCTCCCATACCCGACATAATTCTCAACACGTTGTAGTTGGTGGCATAGACACGGACCTTGGCAGTCTTGGTTCCCTCAACGGTGGCGTTACTAAGAACAAGCTGCAGGGTAGCGTTATCAATTCTGGAGAAGTTGCACGTGCCGCTGGGTTGGTGCTCCTCAGGTCTCAAAGCAAAGGAGTACACGTTGATACCCTCATCAGGGCATCTGGTGTGTGACTGGTAGGGCTGGACCCACGAGAAGTAGGTTCCTTCACGCTCAGAGAAACGATCCTGGCCGTTAAGCTGGAGCTTAGCGGTGACGACGGGGTTCTGTCCCCAGCAGTGCATATCCAAAGAAGACTCGGTCAAAACGAATGTACCGGCATCAGAGACAGTGGAGTTATCAAGGTGTCCGTTGGACAGATCCTTGAGCTGAGCAAGGATGGTGTCGTTGATAGCAGCGGCAGTGGCAGCATTCTGAGGAACAGCGGGGCCTCCAAAGTTGGCCTCGTTGTAAGGATTAGAAGATCCGTTCCAGTATCCAGTGAAGCCAGACGGGATGTCATAATCAAGAGCACCAGCATCGTTGAAGAGACCGCGAGCATCAATGAAGGCACGGGAATCAGCAGCGACAGAAGCAGGGCCTCCGAAAGCGTGGATAGCGTTGGGGAGAGCATCAATGGCATCAGTGTAGTTGAAGGGTTGGGCACCAAGGACCTTGAACAGGAGAGCATCGCACACCAAAGATGAGCAATAATCAACGTTCTGATCGGGTTGGACAACCCAGATAAGCTCCTTAACGGGGTGGTTAAAGTTGAGCTTGATCTTATTGGAAGAGGAACCAACCGACTCATCACCAGTGAATTGGAGCTGAGTGATCAAATACTCGTGGGGATTCTGTGCGAATCTTCGGCGCTCGTCAGTGTCCAAGAACACATAGTCAACGTACAAAGAGGCAGCAACGAGTGACTGGTTGTAGGCGATGGCGGCAGGGACGGGTTGACCAGGATTGTACTGGTTAGCAGCATATCCGGCAGAAGCAGCACCCTTAACTCCAGCGGGGGAGTTGGCAACGGCACCCGAGTTGCAAGACAGGGTGGTGACAGCCCACAAGCACTCATCAATAGGGCGGATATCAAGGTTGATCTTAACTTCGTGATACTGTACGGAATCACTTATACCCCCACTTTCGTGGTATTTATCTGCAGTCTTATTGCGATCAAATTACATAAGACTTTTGCAGGGGACTAGACTATATCTTAAGTTATCATTGAAGTTGATTAGACTTCTCAAACCCATAACCATTTAGTCGTTGAACCTTCTTTTCTTTCTTTATCATATTAGATTGAAAAGCTTGGCTGCGGATTGCCAATTTCAACTAATGTATTTACATTAGTATCATACGGAGGATTTTTACCATACCTGAGTTCTAATCTCAGCCATTTTAAAGTCACCTTTAAAACTTGGTACCCCAAATATTGTGTGTATTTATTATTAAAGCGATTAACATTTATAATGTTATTAAAGTAGTAGTGCATTAGTAATTTATCAGATTTTTGTCTATTTTCTATTCCTGATAACGGTTGTAAATTAGTCCAATGAAAACAAATATGTTTATCAATCTCATTTTCAAAATTGAATTTATTTATTGGAAGTATATGGTCTATTTGCCAATAACTCCCAAAATTATTCCAATTCATGTTTTTGTCAAATCTATATTCAATCCATTTTTTTAAAAAGTCTATATCACATCCAATATATTTAGTATATGATGTTTTTTGATTTCTTAATAGTTTATGAATTTTACTTCTTAATATTTCTGACATTTTGAAATTAATATCTGTTTTTCGTCTTTCCTGTATTTTTAATTTACGAATAGGCAAATAATCTTTGCTTTGTTGTTTGATATGTTCTTTATTTTCTTCACGATTTCTATATTCTTTTCTTTGTTCACATATTTTATCTATATTTTGTTCACGATAATCTTTATTTTTTACAAGAAGACTAACCTTATTATTTGCATAATAATTTTTATTTTTTTCTTGTATATGAACATTATTTTGAATACGATATTCTTTTCTACAATCGTTACAATCATATCTAAGACCATCTTTGGAAGATTTTAATTTACCATAACATTCTACTAATTTATTTACTTTACATTTATAACATATTTTTTGTTCCATTACTATACTACCACTTATTGCTTTGTCTTTAAGTGTTGTTTCATACAATATTTTTTTTACGTCTTTATGAGTTTCCCGCAATTTGGATATGTTGCTACTTATTACAAGAAAATTTAACTTTTCAAGTCAATAAGCAACTAGCATCTGGGGATGACAAAAGTCATTGTGAGCCCCTAACATTGTTTCCCTAAAACAGTTCTCATATGTTTTAGGATGGATACTTTTCTGCCCTACAGTTTTTAAGGCGATCAAAGGGAGAGCCAAACCAGGATTGGTGCAAAACCAAAACTGGAGAGGGATATATAGAGTGGTCTCAGGGAGAGCATTTCTAGGTGCGCAAACTTGGCGGGGAGCCAAAGAGTCGCAAGGGCCATCAACCTCAGAGAAAGAGGGATCAGTGATGAAGGTAAGCTGGGTGATGTTACCAATCATCTTGAAGTAGCCACGCTGTTGCTCAGCAGTCATTGTGAGCTGGTTCCAGATGTGCATCCAGTCACCATATTGACGATCAATTCTTTGACCACCGATCTCAACCTCAACCTGAGCAATGATCTGCTCACCAGGGAAATCCAACCAACGAGCATAAACACCAGATCCAGAGTTCTGGGTAAATGAAGCAATACCCATAAGCTGGTTGATCTCAGGGAGAGTCACCTGCAAATAGGTTCTGTAAGCGAGATCACCATTTCTGGAGATGGTGCATTGGACTCTGCGTCCAAAATCGGCCTGGCCGTTGAAAGTTTGCTCAATCGACTCGATGGCAAAGTTAGTGTACCTTCTGTAAGTGACCTTCCAGAAGGTGATTTGAGGATTACCTGTACATTTCCTCTACCTTATCTTTCAATAAGGATTAGACTATATCTTAAAATGAATTTACTTTGTTTTATTCTTATTTACT